GGCCGTTAGAAGGCGTTCTTGCGTCTTTTTGTATTGTGAAAAAAGCTCGTCGAATGCCGCCCGGATTTTGGACAGTTCGCGCAGTCTAGCAGCATACAGCTTCTTTTCCGCATCGAGTTTGTCCAAACCGAAAAATTCGGTAAAGAAGCGTTTGCGCTCAGCCGATGACCCCATGACGAGCGGATGCGGAGAGCGCGAGTCGATATGCACGAATGTGCTGTAATCCGTTTGTGTCAGCGGCCAGACTTGAGAGAGGTATTTCTTGGCGATTGTGGACGTGCGCAGCTTCAAATCAACGCCGTCTTCGAGGATTTGGATTTTCTCTGTCTTGCCTTTCGCAATTCGCCGCACCACGATTTTCTTGCCGTACGCGTTCGTGAACGATGCGGCGCGCGTGCCATGGCGAATACGGTCCGAGCGCTCGCCTACGATCGGTTCGTCGTGGAAAGTGTCAGATACAGATGAAAACAAAAGCGACTTGCCGACGAAATTGCTATTCGACGAAGCTTTTCCAGACGAGCGATTTAAGCCGTAGATCGCTGTAATTCCTGGCTCAATCGTGAACTTAACGTCCTCGAACGGCCCTACGTCCTTTAAGCCAATCGCGTGTAGACAGTTCATGGTGTGGGAAGTGAGGTGAGGGTGACAAAACTATTTACTGCCCAAAAACGAAAAAAGCGGCCCGACGAGCCGCTTTTTCTTGCTTCATTATTTGCGTAATGCCTGGATCATGAAATGCGCTTCTGTGGAAAGCAACTGTGTCGCCGGAAGTGCAAAACTCAATGACTGCGCATGAATACGAATGAGCCGGGAATTTATTTCTGCCAAATCTGTCAAACTAAGACCGAGTTTCTTGACCTTGGCGAGAATTTCTTTGTTGGTTTGCGAGTACCAAACCTTTGAATGCTTTTCGCCGTCGAGCACAGAATGATTGACAAGAAATTCCGACATCCATGCAACCTTCTTCATGAACTGGAAGGCATCCCCCACGTCAAGCAGCGCACGGTGCGCCTTACCGAAATCCTTGGTGTACAGGCCCATAAGGAAATCCTGCGCAAGCGCGTCGTCGCTCGATTGAACAGTCATGATGACCGTGCTAATATCCTCGGCCGCGAGCATCTTGGGCTTTTGATCTAAGCCATCATAATACTGCTGCAACGCTTGGATCAGATTGGCAAGCTCGCGCATATCTTGGTTCGATGCGCGCACGACCGCTTTGAGCAACGCGCGTTCCCCGTCGAGCACATATTTCATCTGCTCGCCCTTAGCGATCCGTAGCGCTTGCTTGAGCAGATCAGCATTGCTTGGCGCATCGAGCACGAACTGTGTGCAACGTTTGACTATCGCTTTGCCTGTCGTCGTGTTGAACTTCGTCGGTTCCATACTGCAAATAATCCAAACCGTGTCGTGCGCCGGTTCTTCGAGCGGCTTGAGCAGCGCATTTGCTGCATGTGAGTTGCTTAGAATTTGCTGCGCCTCATCGATCACGATAAAGCGACGGTTGGAGAACGCACGGAATTTCGACAGCTTTTCCAGATCGCGAATGTCTTCAATGCCTTTCTGCGTCGCGGCGTTCAGTTCCTTGAAATCTTGCTGCTGCGTTACTGGCTTGCCGTTGATTTCGGCGGCGATACAACGTGCGAGGGTAGTTTTGCCAGCGGAAGGCGGGCCGAAAAATGCGATCGCGTTGGGCAGCTTGCCCGTCTTGATCATACCTCGTATGCGGGTAATGATCGCTTCGTGACCGATACATTCATCGAGGGTTTGGGGACGATATTTTAGGTGGAGGGCGTCACTTGTCACTTTATGTGCTTCCATGCAAAATGATTGATTATTTTCCAAATCGTCCCTTGCGAGACATCAAACATCCGTGCAAGCGCTCGTTGCGACACGCCGTCGTTTCTAAGCTTGCGAATTTCGGAAACTTTTACGTCTGAGAGTTTGGCCGTGGGTCGGTGCTCGCCACGCGACAGACGCAGCGTCAGAACACCGGACAAATCCGTTATATCGTCGCTCATTTAATGACCGTATTTTTTCATGTCTTTCATGTATTTCAGACGCTCGAATCGTGCGTGCGATTCGTTATATGTATGAACGAGATGCAGAAGTTCTTCAAGCTGCTTACGTTCTTTTTTCTTTGTGGTAGCTTCGAGACGTTTTTCTAGTTCTTCCTCAAAGTCATGCACTTGTGGGTGATCTTCGAACGGATCACGCAGCCGATCCGCTAGACGCGTGGAAGTTGTTGAAGCAAGCACAACAAATTCTTTCGTGCTCTCGATATATGCTAGTTGGCGCATAGTAGATAGCGTCATTCTATTTCCTTCCATTTATCCAGTTCGAGGCGCATCATTCCACGCAGCGCTTTCGAAGTGACTTCGTACAGTTCGCGACGAACATCCGATGGGTTGTCGTGCTCGGTGACTTCGGCCGTCTGCGTCACATCCACGCGGACCGGCTCGAACTGCCGAACCTGGATCGTGCGCGAAAGCGTGACGGATACCGACGTGATGTGTAGCGTAGATTTCTTCGAACGCTCTTCTTCGCGTTCGCGCCGCAAGCGTTCGTCGCGTGGGATAGGGTTGACCATGGGTGGCTCCGGGTGAAGGGTCCACGTGCTATTTACGACGTTATGATTGATCGCTTCTTTTCTTTTTCTAGCTCGCGTTCGACGTAGGCCCGCAGCGGCAAGCGCTTGTGTTCCTTGGCACGCTTGTACGCAGATTTCAGACGTTTTTCGATATTTTCGTCGTCCAATTTACACATTGAGCAGTACGGATTTGTACAACGCCCGTGATCAAAAAGTGCAAGCACGTCGCTCCACGCTTCCGCGTCGAGCGTTTCCCGGTGCATGCGTTTGTAGCGGGACAGCTTGGACTTGATGCGTTGACGCTGCTCGTCGGTGAGTTTTTTCGCATAGATAACCGGTGACTGACGCGGATTGTCGCGCAAGATAAACGCATCCATGATGCCTTCGATCTTCATGCCATACTGCAACTCGAACAGTACCGCGTACGTCTCGATCTGTTCGATGTAGGTCACGCCTGGGTCCTTCTGCTTCTTTGGAGCGCTCGCGACACTTGTTGTCTTGAAATCGAGAATCCACAGCTTGCCGTTTTTGTCCTTATACACGGCATCGATGTGTCCGCGAATCCCTTTGTAGTCGATCGTGATTTCGTGGTACTTCGTTGGAAATCCACAATGCTCGTGCGTGTACGACAGCTTGTGCCACGTCTCGCACTCAGCGCAGAAATAGTCAGCGAGGAACCGGCCGGAGCGACACAAAAATTCCTGCATGACCTCGTGAACTGTTGTTCCTACCGATGTGTAGAACGCACCTGCGAAATCGAGCGTGCGCAATAAACCTTGTTCTGCGTTCTGTACGAAAAAGTCAAGCGGGCAAAAAGGAAGCTGCGACGGACGCAGATACAACACACGCGTTGGTGTCGTGCGATCAGTGCGTGCCGTCTCTCGCATCGTCTTCTGATAGATCGCGGCGATTTCTTTGGCGATGGTTGCACTACTCAACGGTTTAAGAATATGCATTTCGATAGGCTCAATTTTAGAGTGTCAATCTCATAAAATTCACTCTTTTGTAGTGGATAGAATTCCCCTTCTATTTACTTGAGGATCGGGTATGCTCGTACAATTAACTAACGCTGGCGCGGCGCTGCTCAATGCGAATAGCGGGCCGATCCAAATTTCGACCTTCAAGCTCGGGTCAGCTTTTGGATACATTCCATCCCCTGGCGATACAGACATTCACGGTTCGTTGATCTACACAGGCGCACCGTCGCAATATTTTGTTGTCAACGCGAACGTCGTTAAATATTCGGCCTTCCTTGATTACGACATCGGGCCATTCCAGTTTGGTGAGGTAGGTTTTTATACGAGCACAGGTGTACTCTTCGCCCTTGCGGCGAACGATCAACTGCTCAGCAAAATTCCGTTGTCACAGACAGGCGACAACAGCATCCGCATGGATGTCTACCTGTCTATGGTCAATCAGAATTATCAAATGTGGCTCGATTACGCAGAGTCGAGCAACCAGTCTCACATGGCCGTACTCGCCTCGGTGGATCAGTTGCCGCCGCCGTCGCAAGCGACTCCGAACACGTACATCATCACAGGTGCGTCAAGCACACAATCTTCGTTCATGGCATACACAGATCGTCTTGGTCTGTGGAATTTCGATGCTTACGCGTACGCCAACCAGAAGCAGGTTACTATCGTCGGGTTCGATTCGCAGTCGGTCACGATTGCACTGTCGGATTACGTGAGCGGCATGACTCCGGCCTACTTCGGCGAGGTGGTTGCGGAATTTTCAAGCGGCGCGCTCTACGGTATTTGTCGCTACATTAAGACCGTCGTGCAGAGCGGAAACACAGAGACGCTCGGCTTTGATAACGCGCTCATGCAACTGCCTTCGGTCGGCGATACGGTAGTGGTATTTGGTCGGCAGCAATTGTCCACGACGATCCCAAATTTGCCTATCGCAACGACGACATCTATTGG